AATCTGGTAGCCATGCTGACGCAGCTTCGCGGACACGTAGTGCACGAAGCCGGCAGGGAAGGTGCCCAGCTTGAAGTCGAGGAAGGAGGACCGGCCATCCCAGTTGCCGCGCTTGAACGCGATGCTGTGCTCGGCGCCATCAACTGCGTACGAGAGAATGTCCTGGACGGCCAGCTTCACCTCCCGCGATGGCTCATGCAGTTTGGCGATGGTGGCGTTGCTTGCGATCGTGATCGTGAGGCTCATTTGGCTTGCCAAGTCAAAAAAATATGGATAAAGTATAAGTCATTACTGACTTATTCACAATCGCTATAAGGTATGCGAACCATTCTCCAGCAGGAAGTCGACCCCAAGCTGCTCCAGCCAAATCCCTGGAACACAAACGTGGTCTCCCCCGACAACGAAGCCAAGATCGACGCCTCGGTCAAACGCCTCGGCATGTTTAAACCCATCATCGTTCGCACACTCCCCAATGGCACGTTGCAGATCCTCGGTGGCGCCCACCGGCGCGATTCCGCGATCCGTCTGGGCCTCCCAACCGTCCCGGTAGTGAATCTCGGCGAAATCGACGACAGGAAGGCCAAAGAAATTGGCATCGTCGACAACGGCCGCTATGGCGAGGACGACACCTTGGGCCTGGCCGAGCTGCTGGAGTCCCTCGGTGGCGCCGACGAACTGGCTGCCTTCATGCCGTTCACCGACGCCGATTTCAACTCGATCTTCGCTGCTACCAATATATCGCTCGATGAACTTGATCTCCCGGACGATGACGGTGCAGCCCCAAGTGCCCCGGCATCGAAGCCAGCCCAGACCCACGTCGTCATGCGCTTCAAGGTGCCCCTTGGCGACGACAGCGTGATCGCGGAAGCGATCACCAAGGTGCAGAAGCAGCAGGGCTTCACCGACGAGGACACGCTGTCCAACGCCGGCAACGCCCTGGTCCACATCTTCAAGCAGGCAGGGTACTGACATGACCTCCCGCCGCTTCGAGTTCTGCGACAGCTGTGTGAACGCCGACATCGACTACGAGTGCCGCGACTGCCACGATGGTTCCAGGTTCGAAGCCATTGACCTGGTGGAAGAACTGTCCGTTCACGAGCTGCGGTTCATGACACTTCGCCACGAGGACTTCGACGAATAATGGAAAACCAACACCGCAAGATCAAAGGCTACCGCGACCTGTCGCAGGTAGAGATTGACCTGATGAACAAGATCAAGGAGCAGGGCCTGGTCCTGCAGGCACTGGTGTGCGAAGTACAGGCGCACCACCGCGCCCAACGTGCGGCCTGTGCCGTGACCACTGATCGCTTCCCGGCCCCACCTGTGCCCCCGGACAAGCAGGACGAGCAGAACCGTCTGAATGCAGCCGAGCCGGAGCGCTGGGCCTCAATCGGCCGCACCCACTTCCAGGAGGGCCTGATGGCATTGACCCGCTCCGTGGCACAGCCGGGGTTCTTCTGATGATCAACTGGTGGCTTTTCGCGCTGCTTTGCACCATCGCTGCTGTCTTCCTGGGCGGCCTGGCCAACCCGGGCACCAGCATGCCGTACCGCGACATCATGCTGGTGGCGATACTGATCATCGTCCTGCCACTTCTGGCATTGATGTGGCTGTTCTGCTTCCTTATTTCCGCGAGCCATCCATGACACAACACACCCAAACCGACATCCAGCTGTGGGACACCAATCGTCCCAAGCCCTACAGCAAGAACGCCAAGGTCCACGACGACACGCAGGTGGCCAAGATCGCCGCCTCGATCCAGAAGTTCGGCTGGCGCGGCAACCCCATCGTCGTCGACGAGCACGAGGAGATCCTGGCCGGTCACGGCCGGCGCCTGGCCGCCATGACGCTGGGCCTGAAACAGGTGCCCGTCCTGCAGATGACCGACATGACCGAGGACGAGAAGCGCGCCTTCCGCCTGGCGGACAACCGCGTGGCCATCTCCAACATCGACGCCGACATCCTGGCCGAGGAGCTGATCGGCCTGGACTTCGACCTGTCGAGCTTCTTCGACGCCAAGGAGCTGGACTTCGTCACCGCCGACCTCGGCGCGCTGAACACGGACGCCTTTGTTCCCGACCTGGACGCCGAACTCGAGACCCAGGCCGCCGAAACCACCGCCACGATTGCGGCCGCGGGCGACAAACCGGTGTCGATCGCCAAGGCGCTGGGCTTCAAGTCCATCAAGGGTGCCGACGAGCGTGAGGTCGCCATCTTCATGGCCCAGATCGAGGAAGACTCGGGCAAGACCGGCGCCGACGCCTTCATGGAGTTCGTGCGTATCGCGAATAAGTCACCGATGACAGCATAATGGAGCGCATCTACAACTGGCTTGCCGACCACATGCCGCGGCGTCTGGTTTACCTGGCCGCCGTGCGTCTGATCACCGAAGGCTCGCGCTTCCACAGCATGACCGTCGACTGCGACAAGGCGCTGACACCGTCGCAGTGCCTGCGCTACTGGAACTGGAAGCGATGACCGAGCTGAAACGCGGTCGCATCGTGCTCAACAACACCCGACCGGTTACGCGCGGCATGGGCTGCGTGTGCTCCGGACCGGCTTATGGAACCCCGTACTGCGCGTGTGAGCTGGCCTGGATGCAGGAGCAGACCGACGGCGCGGAGTACGACGACGAAGACTACGAGGATCGCAAGAAATGACCACTTTTACCGTTGACAAGCGTTTCCACACCACCGTGGACCGCACCGATCGCGTCCTGGAGATCGCGGAAGCGTTTGGCTTGGGCCTGGACGACAAGGAATTCGTCGTCTTCGACAACCAGCCGATCGAGATCGAGCAGGGCGACGTGGTGTACGTGACGGGCCAGTCCGGCGCCGGCAAGTCCACCGTGTTGCGCGAGCTGAAGGCCCAGATGGTGGCCGCCGGCCTGCAGGTGTCGGACATCGACGCCATCCCGCTGGAGGATCACCCGCTGATCGACCAGATCGGCAAGACCACCCAGGAGGCGCTGAATCTCCTGTCGATCGCCGGCCTGAACGACGCCTACTTGTTCATTCGCAAGCCGGCCGAACTGTCGGACGGTCAGAAGTACCGCTTCCGTCTGGCCAAGCTGATCGAGTCGGGCGCGAAGGTCTGGGTCGCCGACGAGTTCTTGGCCGTGCTCGACCGCACGACCGCCAAGGTGATCGCCTTCAGCCTGCAGAAGGCCGCCCGCAAGGTCGGCGCCACGCTGCTGGTGGCCACCACCCACACCGACATGGTCGACGACCTGGCGCCGACCGTCTACATCGAGAAAAAGTACCGCGAAAAGATCCGCATCGAGCGCAAGACCGGCCTGGCGCCGCATCAGCAGCGCGTGGTCGACGAGAAGGCCGAGCTGGACGACAAGATCGCCAAGCTTGCCGCCTTCTTCGGCGCCAATATCTTCCGGGGCCTGGACATTGCCGAGAAGGCGCGCCTGTCCAGCCAGCATGCTGCGATGAAAATCTACTCCCAAGTTCTCGGCGAGCGCATCGCCGTATTCAAGGAATAAATATGCAGAATACTACCAACACCGCCTTCTTCGACGACGTGCTCAAGCCGTCTTACGCCGCCCCGGTCGTCGTCATGTTCCACGCCAGCTGGTGCGGCCCCTGCAAAGCCATGAAGCCGCTGGTCGAGCGTCTGGCTGGCGACATCGGCTTCACCCTGGTTGGCGTCGACGCCGGCGAGCAGCGCGATCTGGCCGGCACCGAGGGCGTGCGCGCCGTGCCAACGCTGATCGTCTACAAGGACGGCAAGGCCGCGGGCCAACCATCCGCTGGCGGTCAGACCGAAGCCCAGCTGCGCAGTTGGCTGTCCGCGGCCGGGGTGTGAGCGTGAGCACCTTCGAAGCCTTTGCCCTCGGCATGATCGCGGTCGGCATCATCTTTATTTGGAGGTGGCCGACATGATGATCGCCGACAATCAGGACGTGCTGATCGAGCGCCGCGCGGTGCCCGCCGGCCACAAGCTGTCGCTCCTGGACCGCATCTACATCGAGCGCGGCACCAAGGCCGATTGGGATCTCCTGCACGAGCTGCACTACAAGGCAGAGCGCCTTGGCATCGGCCCGAAAATCTACCGCTGCGTGCTTGATGGTCAGGTGATTGGCGTGGGTGTGATGACGGTTCCGAAGATGCTGCTGTCGGGCCGCAATGAAGCCATGCCCTACATGCGCCCGAACGTGAATGGACGCGACACGCGCTTGATCAACCGCCACCGCGCGCTGTGGTTGAACGCCCACGCCTGCACGAACAGCCGCTTGGTCCTGGACACCATGTATCGCGGCGCCGGCATCGCGTACCGGATGCAGAATCTCATGATGCGCATGACCGGCTGCCGGTTCGTCGAGTTCCAGTCGTCGATGTCCAAGTTCAATCCGTTCGCGGCCAAGGCCGGCATGAAGTTTACCAAGCCCAAGCGTTCGTCGAACTATGGGAAGGGCTTGGCGTTCTTCCAGCGCTGGTTCACCAGCATGCCGATGGATTACGTGGGCATCAAGGCCGAGATCGACGCGATGGCGCCGGCGGTGCAGAAGAAGTGCATCGCCGAGATGCGCAAGTTCTATTACACCTGCTCCAGCATGGAGAAGTCGGGCGACAACCGCGCCAACGGCACCAGCCGCGTGGATGCGATGGAGGTCGGCTACCTGCTGAAAAGCCTGCAGCAGCTGGTCCTGGCCAGCCCGCTGTATGGAATCTTCGAGAACCCGGACTTCGGTATTGAGCTGCCCGCCCGCCTGCCGCTGCTCGCATTCGATAACCAGTCCCTGACCCAATCACTCGATTTGGCACGCGCATACGCCCAATTAAGCACCTTAGCGGTCAATGATTCCCTGACCGCTCCCAACGACGAGGTAGACGATGCATCTGACCGCGAAGCAGATTGAGCTGTTGCGGGTGATCAGGGCCGGTAACGGTCTCGACGATCCCTGCGACCTGGACGAGATTCTGGACCGCGTGCGTTACGAAACCACGAAGGCGAGCCTGCAGTTCTCGATCCGCGCGCTGATCAAGCACGGCCTGATCGAGAAGCGGGACACGGAAAAGCGTCGCGGGCGCCAGCGGCGCCCGATCGCCATCACGGAGCTGGGGCGGGGCTTCGCCGGCGGTGGATCCGCGCTCAGATCCGTGCCGGTGTCGGTCGCTCCCGAGGAGGATGCCCTGGACTTCATTGAGGAGGTGCTGGAGTAGGGACTTATCACTCCGCGGACTTATGCTTCTTCTCCGCGACTTATGACTCATAAGTCGTTCCGTAAGGAGAAGTGACCCAAAAATGGACTTATGCTTTCTTCTGGGAAACTTATGCATGACACCCCCTTTCTATAAAGTATTTAAATACATAAGTACTTAAAGACTTAAGTAGAAAGTATTTGGGCGCGGAGTGGAATGCATAAGTCTCGGAGCGGATGCATAAGTCTCGGAATTGATGCATAAGTCCCGGTGTTGCTAATAAGTCATTCGTGACTTGACAGTGCGCCTGAAAAGGCTTACAGTTCGCCCGGTATTGTTCCTCCTACGGGCGCCTTCTCCCTGCGCCCGTTTTTTTTGCTTGAAGGAAATACAGTGACAGCAGCAGCACCGAAAACGACGAAGAACCGCCTGACTGTGAAACAGTGGGCCGAAGCTGAAGCTCTCTGGGAGTCCGGCTCGGTCACGTACGAGGACTTGATGAAGAAGTTCGGCCTGGCCCAGTCTTCGTTCGAGCGGCACTTCAAGAAGCGGGGCATCGTCAAGGGTTCCAAGGCGGCCGCCATCAAGGAGAAGATCGACGAGAAGCTGGCCGCGGCCGCGATCGACGAGGCGACGATCATCGCCGCGCGGATCAAGGAGACCAAGGAGCAGCACTACACGATGTCGGCCAACCTGTCCAAGCTCGCCTACGCGGAGATCCTGCAGGCGAAGAAGGATGGGCAGCCGGTCGCCGTCGCCATGAACAACCTCAAGGCGTTGGACAAGGCGATGGACGTGCTGGCCAAGGCCCGTGCCGAGCGCTACACCATCCTGGGCCTGGATCGTCCGGATGCCGTGAACCCCGACGAGCTGCCGGAACTGGTGATCTCCGAGCTGACGGCTGAACAGATCGAGGAACTGCGCAAACGCGACGAGGCGGACCTGGATGCGATGCCGGCCGGCGCCAACCAGAACGTCGTGCAGGACGAAGACCTTGAGGAAGAGGACGACCCTGACGAAGTGGTCGAGGAATCCTGATGGCGGCAAAGGCATCGCTCAAGCTGCACCCGAAGCAGATGCTGGTGTACCGCTCGCGGAAACGCTTTCGCGTGGTGGTCGCTGGCCGCCGCTGGGGCAAGACGGCGCTCTCGCGCGTCCTGATCATCACCCGCGCCCGCAAGCGCAAGAGCAAAATCTGGTACGTTGCGCCGACCTACAAGATGGCCAAGCAGATCATGTGGAACGATCTGCTCGAGGCGATCCCCAAGCGGTGGCTCCGCAAGGTCAACGAGACGCGCCTGGAAATCACGCTCGTCAACGGCACCATCATCGAGCTGAAAGGCGCCGACAAGGGCGACTCGCTGCGCGGTGTAGGTGTGGACTTCCTGGTGCTGGACGAATTCCAGGACATCGACCCCGAGACCTGGACGAAGGTGCTGCGCCCGACGCTGGCCGATCGGCAGGGCGACGCCATCTTCATCGGCACCCCGAAGGCGTACAACTACCTCTACACGCTGTACCAGTACGGCCAGCGCGGCGAAATCTACGTGGACGAGAAGGGGCGCGAGCGCGTCAACCAGTGGGCGTCCTGGCAGTTCCCGACCATCACGTCGCCGTTCATCCCCGCATCGGAGATCGAGGCCGCGCGCAACGACATGGACGAGAAGTCGTTCAAGCAGGAGTTCGAGGCGTCCTTCGAGACCATGTCCGGCCGCGTCTACTACCCGTTCGACCGGATGGAGCACACCGGCGAGTACCCGTTCAACCCCAAGCTGCCGATCTGGGTGGGTATAGACTTCAACATCGACCCGATGTCGACCGTGATCTTTCAGCCGCAGAAGAACGGCGAGCTGTGGGCCGTGGACGAGATCGTGCTGTTCTCGTCCAACACCGAGGAGATTTGCGACGAGCTGGAGAAGCGCTACTGGCGCAATCAGGTCCAGATCGTGATCTACCCGGACCCGGCTGGCGGCCAGCGCCAGCACGCACGCGGCGAGACCGACCTGGACATCCTGCGCGAGAAGGGCTTCAAGCGGATCAAGTACCGCAAGAAGCACCCGGCGGTCGCCGACCGTGTCAACGCCGTGAACCGGATGCTCAAGGCCGCCGACGGCACGATCCGTCTGCGCGTGGACGAGCGCTGCAAATACTTCATCAACGCGCTGGAGCAGACCATCTACAAGCCTGGCAGCCGTGACGTGGACAAGTCCGGCGGCACCGAGCACAGTGCCGACGCAGGCGGTTACTGCATCGAGCTGGAATTCCCGGTGCGCAAGGTAGAGATTGGCGGCATGTCTCGATAGGCTTGACGAATAAGTCATCAGTGATTTACCATTTGACGCATGACTACCTTCAACATTGCCAAGCCAGGCGCAGTTGCCACGATCGACCCGCGCGACGTGAGCAACTTCGCTATCGCCGCCCTGGACGACGATCAGAAGAAGCTGCGCGCGCTGATCGCGCGCCGGCACCCCGAGTACAAGGAAAGCGCGAAGCACTGGGAATTCCTGGACGCGACGTACGAGGGGGGCCGCGAGTGGTTCGAGAACGGCAACATCTTCCGCTACATCAAGGAGGGCGACAACGAATACCGCGATCGTCTGGCCCGCTGCTACCGCTTCAACCACACGCGTGAGGTGGTCGACCTCCTGAACAAATACCTGTTCAAGCAGAACATCACCCGCAACGACAACGACGCCCCCGAAAGCGTCAAAGCGTTTTGGGCGAAAGCCACGAAGAACGGTCTGGGGATCAAAGACTTCTCGCGCCAGGCGGGCAAGAAAGCGTCGGTGCTCGGTCGCATCGGCATCGTGGTCGACAATAATGCCAAGACCGATGAGGTCGTGTCCAAGGAAGACGAGAAGAAGGCTGGCGTGCGCACCTATGCGTACATCGTCGGCCCCGCGCAGCTCCTGGACTACGCCTTCGATGACGACGGTGAGCTGAACTGGATCCTGATCCAGGAGGTCGCGCGCGACGACGCCGACCCGCTCACCTCCTCGGGCGCCCTGATCCCGCGCTTTCGCCTCTGGGACAAGCAGAACTGGCGTCTGTTCGAGGAACAGCGCATCGGCCGCACCAACCGGACCAAGATCGTCGAGATCGCCAACGGCACGCATGGCCTGGGCGAAGTCCCGGTCATCCTGCACGACCACATCATCTCGGATGAGGAATACTGCGCACCGGCCCTGATCGACGACATCGCGTACCTCGATCGGGCCGTGGCCAACTATCTGTCGAACCTGGACGCCATCATCCAGGACCAGACCTATTCCCAGCTGGCTATGCCCGCGCAGAACGTGCTGCCTGGATCGGATAACTACAACACCTTGATGGAAATGGGCACCAAGCGCGTGTTCCTGTACGACGGCGAGGGCGGCGCGGCGCCGTTCTACCTGTCGCCGGACCCGAAACAGGCCCAGATGATCCTGGCGGTCATCAACAAGATCATCAACGAGATTTACCACACCGTCGGCCTGGCCGGCGAGCGGACCAAGCAGGACAACGCGCTGGGCATCGACAACAGCTCCGGTGTGGCCAAGGCATACGACTTCGAACGGGTCAACGCGCTGCTGCAAGCGAAAGCGGACAGCCTGGAAGTACTCGAAAACAAGATCGTGCGCCTTGTCGCGCTGTGGAATGGCGAAGAAGCCAAGGTCGACGGAGTGACCCTCGTGTCGTACCCGGACAACTTCGACACCCGCGGTCTGTATGACGAGTTCGACATCGCTGCACGTCTGATGCTGATCGACGCCCCGCAAGAGGTTCGTCAGGAGCAGATGAAGATGGTCATCGAAAAGCTGTTCCCGCAGTTGGCCAAAGACCTCAAGCAGAAGATGCTCGACGCCCTGAAGGAATGGCCGGTCGACCCGATCGAACAAGCCGCGGCGATGGCGCAGGTCACCGCCCCCGACCAGGCGGCGCTTCAAAAGAGCGCGGCCAACGACACGGCAAAAAAGACCGTCAGCGCAACCTGATTCCCCGAACCAGCGGCGCCAAGAGAACAGGCGTCGCACAATCTACCATTGACCGAGAGATAGGTCAGAAAGGCAACAACAATGCACCCGAAATACTGGAAATTCCCTGGAGGCCGCCGATTCACGGACCAGGCCACGGACGGCACCACCGGCTCGGCCGGCGGCAGCCCGATTACCGAACCGACGGAGGCAGAGAAGACCGCAGCGGCAGCTGAAAGCGCAGCCAAAGCCCAGGCAGCCGGCGACGGCAAGAAGCCGACCGACGAGGAAGCCAAGCTGCTCAAGGAAGTGATGCAGAAGAAGGACGCCCTGAAGGTGCGCGAGACCGAACTGGCCGCGGCCCAGGAACGCCTGAAGGCATTCGAAGGTATCGACCCGGATGCAGTCAAGAAGCTGCTGGCCGATCAGAAGGCCGCCGAAGAAGCGCAGTTGGCCGCCAAGGGCGAGTTCGACACCCTGAAGGCGCGCATGGCCGAGGAGCACACCAAGGTCACGGCTTCGTTGCAGGATCAGATCAAGACGCTGCAGGAACAGCTGGCCGCCAAGGACCGCGTCGTCGACGAACTGTCCGTCGGCACCCAGTTCGGCCAGTCCAAGTTCATCGCCGATGAAACCACGATCCCGCCGGCGAAGGCGCGCGCCCTGTATGGTGCGCACTTCGACCTGCAAGACGGCAAGGTTGTCGGCTACGACAAGCCGCGCGGTGCCGCTGGCCGCGCGCCGCTGGTCGACCAGTTGGGCAATCCGGTCGCCTTCGAAGACGCGATGCGCAAGATCATCGAAGCCGATCCGGACAAGGACTCGCTGCTGCGCTCGAAGGTGAAGCAGGGCGCCGGCAGCCAGTCGGCCACGGCATCGAAGCCGGTTCAAACCCCGGCCGCGCCACTGAACACGACCTCCAAGATCGCAGCCGGCCTGAAGGGGATGAACCTGCTGGGCGCGATCAACAACGTCGTCACCTAAACACCGGGTTCTAGAATCAGTCACTAGTGACTTGACTAAGTTGCGTTTTTGGAGTATTGTCCCGTCACCGGTGACTTAGAGCGACTTAGGCCCGAGTAACTTTCTTTCTTTTTCTTTTCTGAAGGATTTTTGACATGCCTCTGTTGCGAGAAGAAGCCGAGAGCCTGAGCAATAACCAGCTCATCTCCGGCGTCATCGACGAAATCATCGAGCGTGACGACTTGTTCGCCATTCTGCCGTTCCTGCGTACGGACGGTAAGGCGTACGTGTACAACCGCGAGAAAACCCTGGGTGGCGCCGACTGGCTCGACCCGAACGACTCGATCAACGAGTCGGCCGCTGGCTTCCAGGAAGTCGTGGCGAAGCTGCGCATCCTGGCGGGTGACGTGGACATCGACAAGTTCCTGCAGGCAACCATGAGCGACACCAACTCGCAAATGGCCGTGCAGATCGCGAAGAAGGCCAAGGCCGTGGCACGTATGTTCCACCAGGCGCTGGCTTCGGGCGACTCGACCGTCAACCCGAAAATGTTCGACGGCCTGCCGAAACTGCTGCAGGAAGCCCAGGACTACGCTGCAACCGCTGGTGGTTCGCAGATCGTGGACGCCGGTCCGAACGGCAACCCGCTGACCCTGACCATGCTGGATGAACTGTGCGACGCTGTCCCGAACGGCGCCGACGTCATCGTCATGCGTCGTGGCACGATCCGTGCGTTCCGCGCCCTGCTGCGCGCAACCTACGGCACCGACGCCGTGATGCAGCAGCTGGAAAACTTCGGCCGCCCGATGCTGACCCACAACGGCATCCCGGTGATCATGAACGAATTCCTGGCTGGAAACGAGACCAAGGGTTCGTCCTCGAACACCTGCTCGGTCTACGCCCTGCGCCTGAACGAGTCGGACGGCCTGCATGGCCTGTACGGCGGCGACAACGCCGGTATCGTGGTCGAGAACATCGGGACGGTGCAGAACAAGGATGCGACCCGCATCCGTCTGAAGTGGTACACCGGCCTGGCCCTGAAATCGACCCGTTCGATCGCTGGCCTGAAAGGCGTCACCAACGTCTAAGTCCTGTTGATAAGTCATATGTGACTTAGAATAGAGGGCGGGCTTTGGCCCGCCTTTTTCACATCTGGAAAGGAATCCCAATGAAGCTGCGACTGACGCAACCCGGATACGAACACTTCACCGGCCAGATGGGCACGGTATTCTTTGAAGACGGCCTGTCCACGGCCGACGTGAAGGCGATCGACGCCGTGCGCATGGCCGCCCAGTTCCTGTGTCAATGGGAAGACGGAACGACCGCATCGGTGGCCCAGTCCATCCTGGACCACGCCCACACGACCACCAACGGCCTGCCGGCAGAACTGAACGCCGACCAGGCGCTCGCTACCCAACGCGCGGAAGCCGCCGCCCTGGCTGGCGTCGACGTGCAGCCGGATGGCACCGCCGCACCTGGCAAGGTCTATACCGAGGACGAGCTGGCGACGATCGCCGACGAGCACGGCATCAAGGGCCTGCGCGCCATCGCTGAACCGCTGGGCGTGAAAGGCAACGCGATCGCCGAGTTGATCCGCGCTATCCTGGCCAAGCAGGGAGCGTAATCGATGGACATGTTCTCCGCAGGGACCACCGTCACGCTGCAAGTGCCGCTGCAGGACAAGAGTGGTAACCTGCTGGACGTGAACTCGGTGTCCTACCGCATCACCGACCAGAACGGCAACGAGCTGGTCGCCACGACCGCGCTGACCGACTTTGCGGCCGGCTCGGAAACCGCGGACATCACGGTGCCTGCAGAAGACAACCAGCTGGACCCAGGTGTTTCGCGCGCGCTGCGCAACGTCGAGCTGCTGTGCGAGATCAGCGGCAATACCGTGATCATGCACGCGGCCTACGCCATCGAGACGGCTGATCCGCTGCTGGTCGGCGTGAACTCGTTTGCGACCTTCGCCGCCGCCCAGTTCGCCGCGCTGTCGATCCCGAACCTGCCGGCGTGGGGCGCCGCGTCGGACGCCGAGAAGATCGCCGCCCTGATGGACGCGCGCGCCCACATTGTCCAGCTGTCGTTCGCCCCGCTGAACTCCAACATCAATTGGGGCCAGGACAGCCTGAATTTCATCCCCGATGGCACCTACGACACCGATTACATCGGCAACGGCAGCATGTTCCTGTTCAACGGGAACCTGGACCTGCTGCGGCCCGAGCAGTTCAAGAGCCTGCCCACGCGTTTCGTCGATGCCCTGATCAAGGCCCAAGTCACCGAGGCCGACTACATCCTGGGCGGCGGCGATATCGAGAAGAAGCGCCAGGAGGGCCTGATCATGGACAACATCGGCGAGTCGCGCCAGATGTTCAGGCAGGGCAAGCCGCTGACGCTGCCGGTGTGCCGGCGCGCCCTGGCCTACCTGTCGTATTTCGTAACCTTCGCCAAACGTATCGGACGCATGTGATGGAAGCAGACCGCTACGCAGGCGCCGTGCGCGCCCAATACGAGCTTTTCACCAGCGGCCTGACCGCGCGCCATCTGACGATCTCGGCCGCCGGCCGCGATGCCAAGGGCGTGAGCGAGTTCCGCCGTGAGGGACTGGTGGCGATCACCACGCTGCTGGCCAGCGTGACCGCGCTCACCGAGTCCTACCTGACCGATCTGGGGCGCCCGACCGTGATCTATGACGCGTGTGACGACAAATGGCTCAACCAGTTGCGCAACATCGCCATCAAGAACATGAACGACCTGATCGTCAAGATGATGGGTGGCGGGCTGCGTCCGGCGGACGTGCTGAATCGTCCCGGCGGCGCCGTCGGGTTGCTCCTGCAGAAGAAGCTGGACATGCCGCGCCTGACCGTGTGTGACAGGGCGGGGCGCGCCAGGCCGGCGGACAGGATGGTCGCCACATCGGCGCGCGACTTCGCCTACCAGGCGTACCTCGACATCACCATCGACCGGCTCGATGCCGATGACGTGGAGTTCGTCGACGTGGTGTACCCGGACCCGACCCACGAGAACCACGGCATGACCATTCGTCTGGACGAGGTGGGCCTGATCCGCAAGACCATTTTCCACCCCAATTCGAGCGCGCGACTGGTGCCCCATGTTCAAGCCTAACCTGACCTGTCGGATTCAGATCGCCTCCGGCAAGAGCGACGTGTACGGCCAGCCGATCCCCGGCAGCTACGTGACCGAGCGTTGCGCCGTGGTCAAGCTGGAGATGTCCAACGAGAAGACCTCCGTGCGCGCGGACAGCTCGGCCAGCCGCGGCAATGCGATCGAAGAGGAAGCCGTCTCGGTGATCCTCCTGACGACCGAGACGAAAGCAAACAAGGACGACCTGATCGAGGTGGCCGGCGTGAAGCTGCGCATCGTCGCGCGCCAGCCGCGCTTTGACGTGTCCGGCCGCCTGGACCACTACGAGGTCCGCGCAACCATGTGGAGTGAAGCATGAATGTGATGCCGCTTGTGAACCACCTGGAGGCGCTGGGACTCGGCGCAAAGGGCGACACCCTGTTCGTGAACATGCTGCCGGCCGAAGCCCGCCAGGCGATCCTGGTGCGTAGCCCGCTGTCGGGCACGCCGATCAACTACGAGCTGCCAGGCTACTGCCGGGCCACGTTCTCGGTGATCGTGCGCACGCCGGCGTCCGAGTACGAGGCAGGCATGGCCCTGATGCAGGCGGTGACGGAGGCGCTGTCGGTCGACAACCTCCAGGTGGAGACGCAGTATTTCAACTTCGTGCGCCCGCGCACGCAGCCGGTCGTGTTCCCGCTCTCCAAAGGCAACCTCCTGGAGATTTCCGCCCAGTTCGACGCCAATTACGTGGAGCAGTAATGGGCGTCAAGGTCGAGGGCGTCATCAGCACCGGGCAGATGCTCCTGAACCTGGATACGACAGGCAGGAAGCGCGTGCTCAAGGCCCTGTATGCGCAGGCGCTGAAGGTGCGCGACCTGGCGCGGAAGTTCGCGCCCGTCGACGAAGGCAACCTGGAGAAGGCGATCAAGGTGCGCCCCGAGCAGCTGGGGCCGGTCCGCGACGAGTTGGGCCGCTTCATGCGCCAGGAGATCGAGGTCTACGTCGACGCCGAGATGGAGGTGCCCGAGCGCCCCGGCAAGACCGTGGGCGACTACGCCTACGAGATCCACGAGCACCTGTACCCGTACGGACCCTGGAACCTTGGCCCGAAGTCGCAAGACAAGCAGGCGGGGCAGAGCGAGATGGTCGGCGGCGGCTACCTGGAGCGCGCGGCAGAGCAAATCGAATTCCATATCGACAATGTTTTGCTGGACATCCTGCGTGACTTGTAGTAGTGGTCAAATTGCATCATTTATGGTATAGTCGTTTGGATAAGTTATTCATGACTTATTCACTCTCTTTGCAAAGGAGCTTTTGAATGGCAAGTGATACCAAAAACGTCAAGCTGGGCGTTTGCAAGGTCTTCTTCAATGGTGAAGACCTCGGCTACACCCAAGGCGGCGTCGAAGTGTCGGTGAAGACCGACACCCACAAGGTCAACGTCGACCAGTTCGGCAAGACCACGATCAACGAGTACATCATGGGCCGCGAAGTCACCGCCAAGGTGCCACTGGCGGAAACCACGCTGGACAACATGGTCCGCATCATGCCTGGCGCCAGCATGCACGACGACGCCGACGATGCGTCCAAGAAGTACGTGGAAGTCACCTCGGGCATCGGCACCGACCTGCTGTCGATCGCGCGCGAACTGCGCCTGCACCCGGTTGCCCTGCCGGACTCGGACTTTTCGGAAGACTTCGTGATCCCGCTGACGGCAACGCCGGGTGCGCTGAACTTCGCGTACAAGCTGGAGAACGAGCGCATCTTCGACGTGGAGTTTACCGGCTACCCGGACCCGCAGACCAACAAGCTGTTCTACGTTGGCAAGCGCCCGCCGGCCACATACCCGACTTAATGTGGCTTGATGATAAGTCACATGTGACTTAAAATAAGCGCAAGTCAACCATCACCCAGGCCCGCTGCTTCAGGCGGGCCTGCTTTTACCTGCAAAGGATTTCGATCATGAAGATTCTGAACCTGGACAAGCTGAACAAGGCACCGGAGCGCCAACTGACCATCGACGGCGTCGCGTATCCGATCCACCCGATGACCGTCGACGGCTTCATCGAGACCACCCGCTCGGTCGAAAAGATCATGTCGGAGGGCGGCAGCATCGCCGACCAGCTGGAATCGACCATCAACATGATCCTGCGCCAGGTTCCGACCCTGCCGCGCGAAAAGCTGACCAAATACGACCCGGAAACCCTGGAAGTGATCGTCAAGTTTGTCCGCGGCGAGGACGTGGAGCAGGCAGAGCAGGCCGCAGAAGACGCGGGAAAGTAATCGACCCGCAGGTGGAAGAACTCGACTTCGGGTTCTTCTTCTGCCGGGTCGCCCACTTCTATTCGATGGGCTTTGACGCGGTGATGCGCTTGCCGCTGAAGACGTTCTGGCTGATGTCCACAAACATCGACCGGATCGAAGCCCGAAACGACATGCGTGCCGTGACTGTTGCCCAGATGGCCCAGGCAACGCCGGAAGGTGTGCAGCAATTCCGCGAAGCGCTTGTGATCGAGGCCGGCGAGATCGTCAAGATGGACGGTCAGGCACTGGAGAACGATCCCCGCAACGCGAAGCGTGACGAGGCTGGCTTTGCGGACCTGAAACGCATGGCCGGGGAAGGTATTGGCTCTGTACGATCGAGGTAAGACATGGCGGTAGGTAAGGAAATCAAGGTAACTCTGTCGCTGGACGACAGCGGCTTTTCTGTAAAAACGAAGGGTGCCGGCGACGCCGTGCGCCTGCTGGAGAAGAACCTTGGCAGCCTTACCAGCCAAACTGGCAAGACCGAAGCTGCGATCGCCGAGGCCAGCGGTTCCCTCAAGGGCTTCGCAGACGGGTTTGGCGCGCTGCAAAAGTCCCTGGCCTCGTCAGTTTCGAGCCTGACGAACACCGTCGCGAGCAGCTTCAGCCAGCTAGCGGTGCAAGGCAAGACCGCGGCAAAGCAGGCCAACGACGCCGCCACCGCCCAGATCGACGCCAAGATGCGCGTCCTGAAGACGGAAATCGAAACCAACCGCCAGTTGCTGCAGCAGCGCGGGAAGATGCACGCCGACCTGCGCAAGGTCGAATCCGACGCCAACGCCAAGGCGCTCGCGCTCGAGATGGAGGCCGACAAGGTCCGCCGCAGCAAGAAGGCCGGCTCGGGCGCTGCCGCCAACGACCTGCAGCAGGAAGCTGCGCGCTACCGCGCCAGCGCGCAGGCAATCCGCGAGCAGGTCGCCGCCGCCGAGCAGTGGATTACCGTTGCTCGTACCGAGCAAGCCACCCGCAATTCCTTGGTCGCCTCGCTGGAGAGCGAGCGCGTGGCTGCGCTGGCTGACGCCCAGGCCAAACGCCAGCTCGCGTCCGTCGCGGCATCCGTGGGCAGGTCCAACGACGCCGAAATGCAGCGCATCCGTGCGATGGCCAAGGCACGCGACGCCGCCACCCAGGCCGACGCCAAGAAGGCGGCCGAGGACTTCGCCAAGCAGAAGAAGGGCTACGCTGACCAGGAGGTGCGCGACGCCAAAGCCGCAGAAGCTGCCCGTACGGCCGCCGCCCGCGAAGCCGCGGCCGAGCGCCGCCGCATCGCCGCCCAGGAAGCAGTCAGCGCGCGCGCCGAAGCCAAGGCCATCGCCGACCTGTGGAAGGGCATGGCCCAAATGTACGCCGACTCGAAGATCGAGGGCGGCATCAAGGCGTCGATCGGCACGGCCGACCAGTACCAGCGCGAGCAGACCGCCGCGGCATCGCTGAACCTGTCGCCCAAGGAACTCGCCGAGGTCAACCAGCGCGCCTGGGATGACTCGAAGGTGCTCAAGTTCGCCTCCGCACTCGATATGATCCAGGCCCGCCTGGCTGCGATCGGCGGTCTGGGCGAGAACAACGTCGGCTTCATCGACAAGACGCTGCAGTACGCCTCCACCGCGGCGCACAACATGCAGTACATCACCGGCGACCACTCCGCGGAAGCTGCGCGCGACATGGTGCGCAACATCTACGGTGTGATCGAGGCGCGCCAGCAGACGAACGACCCGGAAGCGGCGAAGCGCACAATCGACCTGATCCAGAAGATGTACGTCGGCACCGGTAAGAAGATCGACATCAAGGATCTGGAAACCTACCTGCGCCGCGACAACACCGGCGCCGACAAGATCACGGACGAGGGTATCGCCCGCATGGTCGCCTTCCTTGACCAGGCGAAGGTCTCGGGCGGCGGCATGGGCGGCGCCGGCGTCTCGACCGTCGGCACGATGGTCAAGATGTTCCAGAAGATGGCCAACGGCGGCATGATGACAGTGGGCGGCGCCCAAGAGTTCGCCGAGGCCGGCCTGATGGACCTGTCCGTCATGGATGGCAAGAAGGGCAAGGACGCCATGCGCGCGCTGCGCAGCGGCGGCCTGAACGTCGCCGCCCTGGCCAACGAAGACCCGGTCACGGCACTGGAGACCATCTCCAAGGCCGCCCTGGCTTACATGTCCAAGCCGGAGAATCTGAAGAAGTTCTTCCCGGATGGCGCTGACCCGAAAGACCCGAACGCCATCAAGAACGCGATGATGAAGTTCGCGGTCGGCACCGGCTGGTCGACCAACGCCGTGGCTATGCTCACCACCGCCGGCAACTCGGCGGCGATGGAGCGCGCGCACGCGCAGGCCAACACGGTCATGAACTCCAAGAACACCACTGACATGAATGCCGAGGTCATGAAGACCTATGGCGCTAATGTCGATGCGTTCAACAAGGCGGTCGAAAACCTGAAGATCACGGTCGGCAATTCCGTACTGCCGGTGGTCACGAAACTGTTTGAAGCGCTGTCGGGCATCGTCAAGTCGGCCCAGGACTTTGCCGCCAACAACCCGATCGCCACCCAGCTGACCGTGATCGGTGCAGCTGCCGCCGGCGCGCTCCTTAGCATCAAGGGCTTCACCAGCATGTTCGGCGCCATGAACTCGGCCGCGAGCATCCTGCGCACGATAATCGGCGGGCTGGGCGGTGCCGGCGCAGCTGCACAAGCCGCTGGTGGCCAGGCCATCGCGTCCGGCGGTGCCTGGGCGGCTCTGACCGGCCACTTCAACAACGTCTGGGCCTCCGTCAAGGCCGGCGCCATGACCCATATGCCGGCGCTGAACGCCAGCGTCCTGGGCATGGCCGCCTCGATCAACGGCGGCGGTTCGGCAGCATCGCGCATTGCGCTGGGCTTTCGCTCGATCGGCACGGCCGCCACTTCGATGGCCAAGATCGTCGGTAAAGCCTTCCTGCGCATGATCCCACTGGTTGGCGAGCTGCTGATGGTCTGGGACTTCGCGAACGTCGTCGCCGGCATCGAAGTATTCGGCGCACGCATCGACACCTGGCTCATCAGCTTCCTCGACCGCTTCATGACCAAGGCGGCGAACTTCAAGGAGTACGTCAAGTCGCTCTTTACCGGCGACGATGAGGGCTACAAGAAGGCGGTCGCGCGCAACAACGCCGACCTGCAGCAGCGCCTGGCCACCATGGGCGTGCAGTTCGACAGCGAGAAGCCGGCTGCCGCCAAGCCGGCCGCTCCTGCCGCACCGAAGCCGGCCGCCCATCCGGTCAAGACGCCGGAGATTAAGGCGCCGTCGGCCGCCCAGCTGGCACAGATCAAGTCGGCTGCGGCCGGCGAGGGTGACAAGGCCGATCGCGACCCGTTGCTTAAGGCGCTGGGCGAGGCCGACAGTAAGCTTAACGAGCAGAAGGAAAAGCTGAAGTCGCTGGTCGACGGCGCCGAGACGGTGGATGCGCTGCGCAAGCAGGCCGACGCCCTGATCCGCGGTAAATGGGAAGCTGCCGACTACACGCCGAACCACGACAAGGATCCGAAGAAGCGTCCGGACTGGAACGGTGATCAGATGAAGCAGCTGCGCGACAAGACTCTCCAGGAGATGCTGTCTGCCGAGCAGATCAAGGCGATCGAGTTCGCCAACGAGCGCGTGGCCGCTGGCGCCACCGAGATCAACGCTGCGATGGAGCGTATTGCTGACGACGGCGCGCCGAAGCAGACCGATGCATTCCGCGCGCTGAACCGCGAGCTGGAGCGTGCCAAGGTCCGCCTGGGTGCTGGCGCGACCGAGTTCTTGGCATGGCGCAAAGCCAAGAACATGGCCCTGTTCGAGCAGGCCGGCGCGGATGCCGCCAACTACGCCGCCGATCTGCATGCATCGAACAAGAAGGACAAGATCGACCTGCTGCCGACGGAGCGCGAGCGCACCCAGGCTCAGCTCAAGCTGACACGCGACACGGACGAGCAGACTTACCAGATTCGCCGCGACAACCTCGAAAAGTGGAAGACCGAGGCGATCAACTCGATCCTGGCAGAAGGCCCGCCGACGAAGAAGGCCCAGGACAGGATCACCGAGATCATCAACACGGCCACGCAGGTCCGCGACCAGATCGATAAGGAGGCCGCGAATCGCCGTGAAATCCGCCGCCAGCAGGAGATTCTGGCGCAGCAGTCGGCCGCCAGCAAAATGGCGATCGAGTGGAAGGACGCCTACAAGTCCGTCGACGAGATCGGCGGCAACACGATGAACAGCTTTGTGTCCATGCTGACGAACTCGTTGTCGACCGGCCGCCTGGCCGTGGGCGACTTCGTCAAGGGCGTGTTGATGGATATCGCCAATGCCAAGTTGAAGCAGGTGTTGGCCGACCCGCTCAAGGACATGGTCAACAGCGGCGCCAGCTGGGTGGGCAAGAACGTGTTCGGATTGGCAGGTGGCTCCGGTGACGCTACGGCCAGCGCGGCGGCAACCTCGCGCGCCACCGCTGACACCGCGGCAGCAACGGCTACCACGGCCATGAGCACGTCGATCATGAGCGAGGTGATCCCGGCCCTGCAAATGTTCGCCGAAAACCTCATGAATAGCGGCGGTGGCGGTGGCGGCTTCCTGGGCAGCCTGTTCGGTGGCTCTGGCGCGGGTAGTGACGGCGCGTGGAGCGGCGCGGCGAGCGCCGAGGGTCTGCTTGACTTCGCGGGCTACGCGGCAAACGGCGGCATCCTGACGGCCGACGGCTTCATGAGCCTGCGCAAATACGCCAACGGCGGCATCGCCAACAGCCCACAGGTCGCAATCTACGGCGAGGCCGGCCCCGAAGCGTTCGTGCCGCTGCCGGATGGCCGCACGATCCCGGTCACGATGAATATGCAGGGCGGTGGTCAGCAGCCCGCGGTCCCGTCCGTGTCGGTCAACGTGATCAACCAGACGGGCCAGCAGGTCAACGCGCAGCAGGGCAACGTGCGCTTCGATGGTAGGCAATACGTGCTCGATGTGGTGATGACCGCCGTGCAGACGCCTGGCCCGTTCCGTAGCTCCATGAAAGAGGCAATGAAATGACGAATCCGATTTTTCCGACGATGGACAAGGAGCAGGACTCCAAGTTTTACACGGTCAAGCAGGAAGACAAGTCCCTCAAGACCGAAATGGATGGCGGCTATGTCGTGTCGCGCGCCAAGCACACCAGGAAGCCGCGCAAGACCTGGACGACCGGCTATACCGGCATCGGCAACGCCGACAAGCAGCGCCTGATGGACTTCTACGACGAGGTGAACGGCAGCGTGATCTTCGACTGGACCGACCCGGTCAGCAAGGCGGTCTTTCAGGTACGCTTTACCAGCCAGCCGGAGTTCAAGTACACCGGCCTCGGCGTGGCCCAGTTGTGGGACGTGCAGCTGGAGTTGCAACAGGCATAGTTTGTTGATAAGTCATGCATGACTTAGTATAATCGGGTCGCCATGACCAAATCCCTCTCTGTCGCCAGTGTTGTCGAAAAGAACAGGCTGTCCTCGGACACGCCCTGGCTGATCTGCCTGGATATCGACGTTGTCGATCCGGACACATTGGCCACCGTCGAAACGCTGCACATCGTCCGCAACACCGAAGCGATCAACTTCAACGGCCGCGAATACACGCCAGCGAACTTCGACATCGAACTGAAAGAAGAGGCGGGAACCCAGCAGAGCATCACGCTGGCGATCCGCGACTACACCCTGACGGTGCAGCAACGGATGCAGAAGTACGCCGGCGGCGTCGGTTTTGGCGTGGCCATCATGGTCGTCAACGCCGACGCTCTGGACGCCCCGCCCGAGATCGTCGAGAACTTCGAAGTGACCGCTGCATCCAGCGCCAACTACGTCTGCACCTTCACGCTGGGCGCCGAAAACAACCTGTCCAAGACCTTCCCGCGCCGCCGCCAGATGAAGGACTACTGCCAGTGGCGCTACAAGAGCGAGGAGTGCGGCTATACCGGCTCGATGCCGAGCTGCGACCTGTCGCTCAATGGCGCCAACGGCTGCAAGGCACACCAGAATGTTGTCCACTTTGGCGCCTTCCCCGGCATCAGCTCGCGGGACACGAATTATGGCTGATGTGTCCGACCTGATCGGGACGCCGTTTCGCTACGGTGCACGCGGCGCCGACGCCTACGACTGCTACGGCCTGGTGATGGAGTGCGCGCGCCGCGACGGCGTGACGCTCCCGGACTTCGGCTCCGTGGACAACATGGGCATGAATGCGGCCATCGTCGGCGCATCGCTGCCGCAATGGCAAGAGACCAGCCGCCGGCCTGGCGTTGTGGTCCTTTTGCGCGTGGGGCGCTTCATCGCCCACGTCGGCTACGTCCTCGACGGCGGCGGCCGGTTTATTCATGCCTGGGAAGGCTCGGGCGGCGTGACGATCGAGCGCCTGGATGAATGGAAACAACGAATTGTGGGATTCTACGAGTATGTCGGAAGCTAAGAGGGGGCGCAAGGGCCGCCCGATGATCCCGGTTATCCGGATCACCAACCCGTTCGACCCGCGCCAGTTTGTGCGCGAGGAGATCACCTGGCAGCGCAAGAAGACGCTCGACGCCTACTTCCCGGTGGTTGAATCGGCCCCGGTCGTGGTTTCGATCAACGGCAAGGTCATCCCGAACGAGCGATTCGGGATGACCTATTTGGACAAGACCGACAATGTCGTCGTCTGCCCAGTCCCGACCGGCGGCGGCAACGGCAAGATGATCCTCAAGATCGTCGCGCTGATCGCGGTGTCGGTGATCACGGCCGGCGCTGGCGCTGCCGTTGCTGGCGCCATGATGGGCACCAATGCGATCGGCTTTGCCGCGGCATACGGCAGCCTAGGCGTGGCCTTCGCCAATGGCGTCGTTACGATGGCCGGCGCAATGCTGGTCAACGCTGTCTTTGCGCCTCCCAAACACACGATACCTAAAAGCGAAACCAGCTCGACTTATGGCGTCGACGGGGCGAAGAATACGTCGCTTGAAGGCGTACCGGTGCCGGTCAACTACGGGCAGTTTCGCATGGCAGGCAATATTCTGGGCCTATACGTGGACAATGTTGCTGACGACAACCAGATCCTCTACATGCTGATCTCGGCCGGCGAAGGCCCGGTCGGCTCGATCACGGATGTCCAGATCAACGACAACCCGATGTCGGACTACGGCACCAACATCGAGGTGCAGACACGTCTTGGCCTGCCAAACCAGACGGCGATCCCATGGTTCTCCGACGTGGTCGTGCCAATCAACAACGGCAACAAGCTCACGACCGACTGGACCTACCAGACCACCACCACGAAGGTGGACAAGCTGCGCTTGGACTTCACGGCGCCGTCTGGCCTGTTTGAGATGGACGGCGGCAGCGGTGCGACAAAAAACATGACTGTGCCGATGGAGGCAGAGTATCGTGTTGCCGGCAGCAGCGGTGACTGGACACCGTTCGTCGACACCAACCAGATCGCGTACTGGAAAGAAATCAGCGCGAGGAAGATGAACAACAGCGAAACGGGCATTGAAACCTGGGTCGACCAGAATGGTGCCGAGATCGTCGATCCAGACACCATCGGCTACCTCGACAGCAATGCGCCGGTTCAGACCGTCGACATCGCGGACATGAGCTTCAAGTTCCGCAAGCCGGTGTACCAGGCGGCCATGAGCATGTCGGCAGCCAAGAAAAGTGCCGTGCGCCGCTCGTTCATGTCTGCCGTGCTGGACAACAACAAGTACGAGATCCGGGTGCGCCGCACCACGCCAAAAAGCACGGATGACAAGGTGATGGACGAGGTCTACCTGTCGGACGTGAACGAGATTGTTCTGCAGGAGCTGACCTACCCGAACACCGCACTGGTGGCGCTCAAGATCACGCTCGGCACCCAGATTTCCGGCGTCCCGAGAGTCACATTCATGCACGGCGGCCGGCTGATCCAGGTCTACGGCTCGCAAACCGACGGCGCCGATAAAAAGTGGTATACAGCGGCGTCAAGCAATCCGGCCTGGGTCGTCTGGGACATGCTGACCAACAAGCGCTTTGGCGGCGCCATGCCGACCTCGCGCATCGACTTCCTGGCATTCCAGGAATGGGCGGACTACTGCGACGAGAAGGGCCTGCAGTGGAACGGCCCGATCGACTCGGAGATGAACGTCTGGGACGCCTGCCAACTCGCGCTGCGTGTGGGTCATGCCCAGCTTGTCAACGTCGGCACCCGCTACACCGTCGTGGTCGAGAAGCCGTCGGCGCCGGTCATGATGTTCTCTGTTGCCAACATGATCGAAGGTAGCTACAAGGAGACGTGGCTGGGTACGAATGATCGCGCCAACGAGATCGACGTGACCTTTTTCGACAAGACCGATAACTACAAGCAGCGCACCGTCAAGGTCGTGGATCCAGCCGCGATCACTGCCGGCGCCAAGCAGCGTACCTCGGCGATCACCTTGTACGGCGTGACCGACTACGAGACCGCCTACAAGGAAGGCCAGTTCCAGCTGAACCTGAATCGCTACATTCTGCGCACCGTCGAGTTCTCGGCGCCGCTGGAGGCTGTCGCCTGCAGCGTCGGCGACCTGATCTACGTCCAGCACGACATGACGCAGTGGGCGCAGGCGGGCCGCTTCGACGCCGGCTCGACCAAGTCCGTCATGCAGCTGGACCGTCCGGTCACGATGGAGGCAGGCAAGCAATACAAGCTGCTGGCCATGCACGACGCCGTGCAGCGTGCGCAAGGCAGTGTCGTCTCCGTGGTGGGCACGTCGCTGTTCCTGCAGGGCTACTATGGCGACACGCCGGTCAAGCGGATCCAGATCAACGGGCGCGACTTGGCCGTGGCCGGCACATTCAACCAGGGCAACGGCTACTACGGCGTGATCCTTGACGACGCCACCGGCATCGCGCCGGGCCAGTCGTTCACTCTCTGGGATACCGATGTCGTCGAGGAGTACGACGTCGTCAACCATCCTGGCGACAGCTTCGCCGTCACGCTTCAGTCGCCCATGACTGAGGCGCCGGCCCAGTTCTGCAACTGGATGTTCGGCGAGGCCGACAAGGTCAAGCAGACCTTCCGCGTGAAGGCCGTCAGCGGCAGTCACGAATACAGGCGCGACATCACCGCCATCGAGTACAAGCCGGAAGTCTACGACTTCTCGCGCTACGGCACCAACGTGCCGGTCCTGCCGCCCAGCGACGCCGTGATCTCGCCCGTGCAGGCGTTGTCCCTGTACGAGGAAACCTACGTCTCCGGTTCGAGCATCGTCTCCAGCGTGGTCGCCTCCTGGGCGCCGCCAGCGGCCGGCCTGTATGCGGGCGCCGACGTGTACGTCAAGAAGAACGACGGGCCGCTGGTCAAGCTGGTCGACGCCAAGAACGTCACCTCCGCGGTCATCGACGCCGCGAAGGGCGACGTGGTCACGGTCACGGTTCAGTCGTACGACCTTTTCAGCAAGCGCAGTCAGTTCGAACTCGCGCCATCTGAAACCTATACGGTCATCGGCGAGGTCGCAAACATCGACGTGGGCGGTGTCACTGGCGCGGGCTTCACCTGGAGCGGTCGCGACTGCAAGATCAACTGGCGCTACAACTCGGTCACGCACTCCTACGAGTTCGGTTCCGAGCCAAACGGCGGCGACGCCGGCGCGCTGGATCCGCACTTCAAGGACTACGAGATTCGCGTCTATGAAGCCAACCGCACCACGCTGCGCCGCACCGAGTACACGACGGACAACAGCTACGTCTACATCTACGACAAGAACTTCGCGGACGGCCTGGCTCGTCATCTGGTGTTTGAAATCCGGATGCGCGACATTTTCAACAACCTGGGCGAGCCGGCGACGCTGGACGCCTACAACCCGCCGCCGACCATCACGAGCGTGGCCAACACCTCCACGTTCGAATCTGCAACGATCGCCTACGAGCACTCCGGCGACCCGGACTTCGCCGGCGCCGTCGTGTGGCTGTCGCAATCTCAGTCGGTGGTGACTGCGGCCGGCGTCGGTGACCCCTGTCAGGTTTACAGCGGCCCGGACACAGCCGTCCTGCTGCCGAACCTGATGTTCGCGGCCGATTACTACTACAAGATCGCCGCGTACGACGCTTTCGGCATGACCGAGCTGGTGCCATCCGCCGTGCAGCACTTTAAGACAACGAACCTGAACGTGAACGCGATCGCGGACGGCGTGCTATCGGACTCGAAATTGCTGCCGGTCCTGCAGACGCGAATCAACCAGATCGATGCCCCGTCGACTGGCCTGATCGACCGTCTCAGCGCCGAGATCCAAAACCGCGCAGACGCAATCACGGCAGAAGCGAAGGCGCGCGCGGACGCGATAGCAGCAGAAGCGAAGGCACGCACGGACGCGATCACGGCAGAAGCTGACGCCCGCGCCCAGGCGATCCTCGCCGAAGCTGCAGCGCGCGGCGCTGATATCACGACGGTCAACAAGAAGATCCAGGACACGAACGACTCTCTGGCGTCGACAAAGACCACGCTGACCGCATCGATCAACGCGAACGCATCGGCCATCACCACGGAGCAGACGGCGCGCGTAGCTGCCGACACCGCTCTGTCATCCTTAATTACCACGCTCGCCTCCAAGGTCGACGGCAACACCGCCGCCATCACCACGGAGCAGACAACCCGCGCGGCAGCGGACTCCGCGTTGTCGTCGTCGATTACCGCGCTCACCTCCAAGGTTGACACTAATACCGCCGCCATCACCACGGAGCAAACTACACGCGCCGCTGCAGACACTGCCCTGTCGTCCTTAATCACCACGCTCGCCTCCAAGGTCGACGGCAACACCGCCGCCATCACCACGGAGCAGACAACTCGCGCGGCAGCGGACTCCGCGCTGTCGTCGTCGATCACGTCGCTGTCGTCGAAGGTCGACGCCAACGCTGCAACGCTGACGACCGAGCAGACAACTCGCGCGGCAGCGGACTCCGCTCTGACATCGTCAATCACGAACCTGACGGCGCAGGTGAACGCCAACGCCGCTGCCATTACCAGCGAGTCGAAGGCCCGCTCGGACGCGGACTCGGCGACGGCCACCCAGATCACCGCGCTGACCGCCGACTACAAGGCCGCAGACAGCGCGGCACTCACCAGCGCACAGAGCTACGTCCAGAACTACGCCTACAGCAAGGCAGCGATTGACAGCTCCGAAGCGGCCCAGGCGGCATCGCTCAAGACGGCCTGGCAGTCGGACGACGCGACCAACCTGGCCAGCGCCAAGTCGTACGTCCAGTCCTACGCCTACAGCAAGTCCAGCACGGACAGTTCGATCGCCGCTTCCGCCAGTGCGCTGCGCACCGAGTATCAGAGCGGCGACGCTACGACGCTGACCTCGGCCCAATCGTATGTCCAGAACTACGCGTACAGCAAGACGGCGGCGGATTCGTCCACGGCGTCGACACTCTCGACGCTGCGCGCCGAGTACAAGGCTGGCGACTCTGGCATGTTGACCTCGGCCCAGTCGTATGCCCAGTCGTACGTGCAGGGCTACGCCTACAGCAAGGCCGCCGCCGACTCGGCGATCGCCACCTCGGTCAACACCGTCAGCGCGCGTCTGAACAACGCCGCCGGCACCGGCGTCACGGTCGAGCAGGCGTTTTCGGCCCAGGCGACCACGAACAGCGGTCTGCTGGGCCAGTACACCGTCAAGGTGGACGCGAAAGGCTACGTGGCCGGCTTCGGCCTGGCGTCGACGGTCAAGAACGGCGTGCCGACCTCGGAATTCATCATCAACGCCGACAAGTTCGCCGTCGTCACTGGTGGCGGTTCGGTTCACCCGTTCACGATCGGCACCGTCGACGGCCTCACGCGCACCATCATCAGCAACGCCCTGATCGGCGACGCCTCGATCTCCACCGCCAAGATCGGCAACGCGCAGGTCAACACGTTCAAGATCGGAGGCAATTCCGTGACCGTCCCGGTGACTGCCCAAGGCACCTCTGCGGTCTATGGCGCCGGCCTGTCAAGCTTCACGAATATCCTGTCGATGAACGTCTACATGCCTGCCGCGGGCTACCTCTACGCCCACAGCGTTTTCCAGCAGGCGTACGGCACCGGTACGCGCAAATGGAACTGCTACCTGCAGATCGACGGCAATATCCTTTTCAGTGCAGGCGGCGAGTCCGTCGCGGACACGGTCTCGATGGCAGGCTCGCTTTACGTCGGCGCCGGCAATCACACGGTTGTCGTTGCCTGGGGAGGCGAAGACACAGGTGTGCGCGTCCTCAACCGAAACCTGTTTGCGCTTGCGGCAATGCGATAAGGAAAAAACAATGGAAGAAGCAGAAATCGAAATGAAGATCGTCGTCTTTCATGACGCCGCCGGCCGGATCACCCACACGGCCAGGATCGACACAGCCAGCCTGGCCGCCGGCGGTAAGCCGTACATCGAGGTCGCCGGATGGCGCCCCGACTACGATGCGACGCACTACGTCGACGCCGAAGGCCAACTGGTCGCGCGCCCGGCGATGGACGTGATCGTCTCGGCAGCCGAAGTGCCGGCCAACGGCAAGGACGAAGTCGTCGTCGAGGGCATCCCCGCTGGCGCCCAGATCCTCGTGATCGGGCCGCACTCCGCCGAGGGCGAGGCCGACGGCGACGCGCTGCACTTTACGTTCGTGGACGCCGGCACTTATCTGGTGGTAGCGCGT